TAGCAGGTAACTGCTTTGGAGCATTAGTTACGGAACGACCAGAAATGAGTGCCATAGTTAATCCTTAGAAAAGCCCCACCAGTCCCGAAGGACGGTGGGGAGCTATTTCTTCTATTAGTCCTGCACTACTGCAGGATTAAGGCGCTGTTGGTGTGAGCCATTGCGGAATGTTTCCTCAATAACGTTTGAACCGTAATCGCCAAAGCCAGCAGAAGCAAACTCTTGAAGAGTATTTGGTGCTTCTACCCATGCTGCAGAACCTACGTGAGCACGCTCACGCATTGTTTCTTCAGCTGTCTTTGTAAAGACATTAGCATTTCGATTTGTACGGCCTGCAGCAGGAATGTATCCCTGTGCGGCGCCTGTTGAGAATTCTTGCGGAACATCTGTATCGGTTGCGATTCCCTCTTCAAAACGAAGTGGTCCGCGCTGTCCTGGCATAGCGCCAGCCATCTTGCGGTCGTAAACTGTACCTGGACGTTCTGGGAAACTTGGTGCTGGTGAAATTGTCATAGTTATAACTCCTTGTAGAAGGTTGAGGCCTCAGGTAAAAGTGTGCTACTTATTTAAGGTAAATACTGCCTAAAGTAAGAATTATCTATAAAAAGGTGAAGACGATACTTCTACCGAAGGCATAGTTAAATCCATAGTTAAACAGACAGCAATTGCCAAACTATCTGCGTAGTCGTCGTGGGCGTGGGCCTCGGCCGGGGCGTGGGCTAAGAAGTTTGGTCCTTGGAACTTTGTCTCAAGGTCGGTCATCTGTTGATAAAAACGCTTCCAAGTTCTAAGGCGTCTAGTTTTAGCGTGTGCAGGCCAACCAACCATACGTCGGTCAATTAGAGCCTTAAGGTGCTTCCAACGCTTAGACTGTTCTTGTTGACTACTTCCAATTGAATGAACCTCTGCTCCTGGAAGTAAAAGCTTAAGTCGTTGCGCTACTGCATCACCAACTCCGTTAGCATCTACACCTACCGCTAAAACATCGTAAGAGCCAAGAAAGTTTACAATTTGAAAATACTGGTCTTCCCAGTCGTCGCCTTGAATCTCTAACCAGTTAAGAACTCGGTGGTCGTAGTAACCAAACTCATCTGGCCTATCCCAGTCAACCCACACAACTGTTACAACTGTTGAGTCCATCTTACGTGCGGGGTCAATTCCTACAACTACTGGAGTTCTGTGCCATGCTCTAACAGTTTCTTGAGATGTATCGCCAAGCTCATCCATAATCGTGGAGGTAACAAACATTCCGCGTTCTAGTAGCCACTTACAGTTGTACGACATCTGGAACTCATCAGAGTCCTCACCAACACGAAGCATTTCTTTTTTAATGAACTTACCGTAGTTAAGGTTTACTTTAGATACATCTTTATAATCCCATTGAAAATGGTTTTGCCGAGACGCTCTACTTGTCTGTCTACGCTTGTTTAATTGAATAGAGCGATAAAAGTTGTTCTTGTGTGTAGTAGGCGTGCCTGTCTTTACCATTGTGCCTGAGTAGTACGCAAGCATTGGAGAGATTGATTTAGAGACTACAAAGTCATCTGCCTCTTGACACTCGTCAATAACAATGAGATGAAAAGACTTTGATTCAATTTTTGCGCGAGGGTTAGCTGTCATCATCATTAGGCTACTGCCTGAGTTCTTAAGCTTAATTTGACGCGTTACGCCCGGGACCTTTCCAAGAGAGTCATCAATTTCTGGGTCACCTAAAATCTCTAATGCACGCTCAGAAGTTAAACGATTTACGGTTCTACCAAAGAGAGTTTCTACCTGACCTTCAACTGGAGCAAACATACCAATCCAAATGCCGTCTTTAAACTGACCTAATAAATCTGGGTACATCTTTGCAAGTCTAGGCAGCAACACCATTAACGTGGCTACTGTGTTAGCAATTGTTTCTGATTTACCTGACTGACGTGCGGCAAGTGCCGTAACTTCTTCACCGTCGTTAATGATTACAGATTCAATAATGCGACGAGCAAGTGGTAGCTGATACGGGTGTAACTCATGCCCAACTAATGCGTTCATAAACTGAATTGTTTTGTCTACTGTTTTACGCACAAACTCTTTAGAGAGCTCGTCTAACTCTTCTTCCTCTTCTTCAAGGAGTTCGTCTTCATCCTCTAAGAGTTCTTCTTCGTCTAAAAATTCTAACTCGCTCATATGTTCCTTAGTCTAGTAAAAAACATGAAGCCCTGGTAGGTATACCAGGGCTCACGTCGCCACACACGGGAGAGAAGGAAGAGAGGCAAGATAATTGTAGCGTAAATGTCGACATGTCGTTTTACACGATTGTTCTAGAGGTTCTAGAGTGCAACTCGTGCACAACGGCGTGAAGGGCTTCTGCGCCAGTTAACGCCTCTTCTAGAGCCGATAATTCGCGGTTTCTAGAATAAAGGCTCATGCAACGACCTAACTCATAAGTTGACTGCTCAACCCACATCTCAAGTTCTACTGTAGGTATCTTTTTTACTCGCTTTGCAATTTTTTCTGAAAAAGGCTTGTCCCATGGGGTTTTCTTTTTAAACACGCCAGTCACCTATCTCTTCCCTATTAAGTTCCATATCTCTAAGTCCTAATGCTTTAGCAATCATATCATCGGCGTCTTCATCATATACAAAGCCTTTAGAACGTTTCCACAGCCCCAACACAAACCCAGGCTTAGTGAAAGGTAAACGAAACACTAGACACACTTTGCTTTGTCTAAACGGGTGTTCTGTTTCTTGGGTCCAGCCTTTTTCTACCACAGGTAACAAATTACGGTGGTAGTACTGAAGCACGTCTACGTATAGTGGTCCTATTGATTTCATATTAAGTTGCTGCGAAGCCTCCGCCATCCCCGTACATATAACTAGCAAAGTTTTTAACATCGTTTAACTGAACTCTTTGGTCTCTTGGCATTCCTGCGGGGTCAGCTACGCCCATTTTAGGCCATTTATTAAGGCCAGAACTTTCTAGGTATTGCCCTTTTGATTCTGAAAGAACAAACCCTTCCCAAAGGTATTGAGGAATATCGTAGTAGTTCCACCAAGTTCCATCTCTAAACACAACGGTTAAGGTTTGAGTCTTTGCGTCATACCCAGCTTTTAACGTTCTTGGTCGTTTGGGATTAGAAGACGTTGTGGTTCTTAAATTATATGTAGATATAACTTGGTACTTAGATGCTGTTTCTTCTTTTTTTACCTTAGATGAGGGGTTAAATAAGTACTCATCAAGAGTTGGAAGGCTAGAGGCCCCAGAAGGTTGGCCCACTTGATACCCGCCAAGTAATACGTCAACGCTAGGTACTTGGGCTCTTTTTCTTGGCATTACTCCTCCTTACAGATGTGGTCGCCTGTCTTGTGCTCTAGAACTCGCTCATTACACTCTGAGCAAGTTAACACTCGTGCGCCTTTAAAATTATTTTGAGCCGTTGACCCAATTGGAAAGTTACTTCCATCTTGAGGTATTTCTGACTCATACTCAGTATTAATTTTAGACTCTCTAAACAACTCTTGCGGAAACGGCCCAGAAGGACTCATAACTTGTTTAGGTATTGGGTGAACCTGAATCGCTTTTATGCGAGTGGTCTTCACTCCTCTACAGGTTCTTCAATAACTGGTGTTTCAACCTTTTTCTTAGAAATCTGTGGTTCTTCCGCAGCAACAAAAGCTAACGGAAAGTGACCAGCAGTAGCACGCTCACGAAGGTGCTTTGGTAAACAAGGTCCACAATAATCAACTGGGTTCACCCCAGCATCGGCTACTGTATAGATTGCATGGTTGTCGCAGTTACAACATTTCATAGTAATTCCTCCTTCTTTAAGTGTACAACAAAAAAGGGAGCAGCACATAGCTGCTCCCCTAGTTGTAGGTCTTTATTTCTTCTTTGAAGCCTTTTTAGCCACAGAAGCTTCTACTGCAAGTTTCTTAGTAATTTCCGCAAGGCCGATAGTTGCTACACGGCCAAACGCTGGGTCTTTCTTATTAATGTAGCGAAGGGCTACGGGGACTAGAGATGCCCATAGAGCGTTAGCTACTAGTAGCCATTCTCCTGAACCAAAGTCTAGTGGCGTTGC